CATCGGGACAGCTACACTTTATGCCGAGGAAGACATCCCAGGCAGCAAGACAAACTTCATATCTATTGATCCTGGGCAAGTCTGGATTGCAGAGAACAGATATGGCGTAGTTGATACTGTGTTCCGCAAGTTCAAGTTAACCGCGAGGTCTGCCGCGCAGATGTTCGACAAAGAGCTTTTATCGCAGACAATTCAGACGCAACTGGAAAGGAATCCATATACTGAATACGATTTTATTCATGCCTGTTTCCCGCGCGACGACCGGGAAATGTATTTCGAGAACGGTGTTTTCAAGCCTAAAATCGGTAAAAACAATAAAGCATTTGTTTCGATCTATATTGAGGTTGGGAACAAAGAGCATGTTTTAAGAAAAGATGGCTATGACCGGATGCCCTATGCCGTGTGGAGATGGCGTAAGACATCAGGCCCCTATGGATGGTCGTGTGCCATGGATGCCATCATTGATATTCTCAAGCTCAACGTTATGAGTAAGACCATGCTGAACGCCGCGCAACTGGCGGTCGAGCCTCCGTTGATGGTGCATAAGAAGTTTCAGGGCAAGGTTCGGATGAATCCACGGGGAAGAAACTACTATGAGAAAGAAGATGAGAAGATATATCCAGTAAACCAAGGTGTAAATTTTGCCATTGCTGAAGTCAGGGAAGAGAAAGTCCGCCAGATTATCGAAGATCACTTCAACGTTGCCTTTTTTATGATGCTTTCCAAGACCGCGATGGAAGGTCGTCAGCTCACCGTACCGCAGGTAATGGAAATGCAGGGCGAGAAAGCCTCTGTCATGATGCCGACGGTGGGGCAGATGATAGCCGAGCGATTACAACCCATCATCGACATTATTGATTCACTTGAAACCGAAGCCGGAAGGATGCCTGATCCACCTGAAATATTGATGCCATTTGCAGGACAGGGAATTGAGGTAGATTACATGGGGCCATTGGCGATGGCACAGAAAAGGATTCTAAAAACTCAAGGCATTTATCAGGGGATAGGAGCACTTGATCCCATGTTAAAAATAGACCCGCAGGCGGCGGATTTAATTGATGTGGACGAGACGACGAGAGAAATTCTTAAGGTTTCCGGTTGGCCGGCAAAAGCGATAAGAACACAGGATCAAGTTCAGGCGATCAGAGAGCAGAGGGCACAGGCGCAAACTGAAGCACAGCAAGCGGCGATGATAGAGGCGGCGGCAAAGAATCTGCCAAATGCGTCAAAAGCAGTAGAACCAGGGAGTCCACTTGAAGCCTTAGGTAAAATTGTAGGTGGCGGCGGCGGATGAAAATATTAGAGGCTTATCAAGAATTAAAGCGTAAATTAAGACCGGATGAAGAGACTGATGATCCTATCTATCAGGATTATTTTCTTTGTTTTTCGTCAGCGGCAGGCAGAAGGGTATTGGCGCATCTGCTTACAGACCTGCATTTTTTTGATGAGGCGTTAAGTGACCAGGAAGTCATTGAACAAAATATTGCCCGGAGGATTTTACATAACGTTGGAGCATTTCACGTGGAACAGATTGACAATATTACTGGAATGTTGATCAAAATTGCAGAGAACAACCAGAAAAAAACAATAGTTGAAGGTGGGAGGAAATAATGGGATCAATTGTCAGACCAACTGCAAACGTTCCGTTAACAGCACCCGCTATTCCCGGGATATTGAAAGAACTGAAGGGATGTGAGTTTAACCCTCCTGTATGGTTGGCGAGGGATAAATTTTATCTGATCGTAGTGACTCCTAATCCGGCGTATCAAACCATTGCAGGTTTTTATGAAGTCCCGGATAAGGGTATTGTCACCTATATCAAGGATTTCAAACTTTTACAGGTGTCGATGTGGAATGAGGCCATGAACCGCGCTTTTATATTCGAGGCCGTCGAAGGTGATCCGCCATTAGACTGGGAGCCGAAAAGTCAATTTGACTACCGGAAATATCAGATTAACCAGATAGTGTTGAGGAAGCATAGCGATGAAGGAAACAAGAACAATAATAATTAAATGCAGCTGTGGAAACACGATTGAAAAGAAAGTTCCAGTTAGCAAGCAATATGCAATTTCGTGCGCAAGGTGCGGACGATTGCACAAAGAAAAGAAGTAACAACAATAAAGGAGGATTTTAATTATGGCACTGGGTGATGGGACTAATACAGGCAACCTGAATCCTGGCGACGAAGAGGGCGGAAATCTCGGATGGCGGGCGCAATTACCGGATGACCTGAAAGCGAATGAAACCTTTACACCGTTCAAGACTGTTGGTGATTTTGCAAAAGCACATATTGAAACGGTAGCAAAGGCAAAGGAGCTTGAGGGGAAGCTTGGTGGAAGCATCCCGAAACTGAAGGATAACGCTACGGATGAAGAAAAAACGGCCTATTTTAAGGCCATAGGACGGCCGGAAAAAGCCGATGATTACAATTTCGAAAAGCTAACACCTCCTGAAGGGGTGAATATTGACCCCAACATAGAGGGATGGTTTAAGACCATTGCCCATCAAGCCGGATTAAATACGGCACAGGCATCAATGATCCACAAAGCGTATGCCGATGCTTATTTTGCGGCCTCTAAATCCGCTGAAGAGCAGAAGGTAAAAGCATTTGAGAAGGGGATTGAAGACCTGAAAAAGGATTGGGGGCCTAAATTTGATGAAAACGCGGCTCTCGTGAAGAAGGCAACGGATAAGTTCATGTCACCAGAAGAAAAAAAGATCATGGACGAAAGCGGAAGAGGAAACGATCCGGTTTTGGTGAGAATGTTTCACAAAATCGGACAGGCAATGGCGGATGATAAATTAGTGCTTGGTTCCAATGTTGATGGAAACAAGAGAGAAAAGGGCATATTGAGTTATCCGTCAATGGAAGGACAAACATAAAGAAGGTTGGAGAAAACTATGAATTACGGTTCCGGTGTTTTCTCTTATCCTTCGTAAGTAAGATAGGAGGTAAACACAATGTCAGTTTTTAATCAGCATAGTCAGTACACACTCGTTGAACTGGCTAAACGAACAAATAACGGGAATCTTCTTGAAATCGCGGAAGTTCTTTCGATTACCAAGGAGATGTTTCAGGATGCCGTCTGGATCGAGGCGAATCAGACCGCATCCCACGTGGGTACTAAGAGGACGAATCTCCCCAGCGGTACCCACAGGCAGGCCAATCAGGGCGTTGCGAGCGAGGCATCCAGCACAAAGCAAGTGGCCGAACCCATCTGCCGGCTGGAAGCACATTCAAGAGTTGACGAGGCGATTCTCGATTTGGCGCCGGATAAAGCGAAAGCCCGTTCCCAGGAAGATTTGGCCTTTGTCGAAGGTCTTGGTCAGACCATTGAAACAAACATGATCTATGGCGACATTGACACAAATCCCGAGCAGATAGACGGGCTTGCAACACGTTACGATGCGACAGCGGACGCCAATGTCATTGGTGCAAGTGGAACTGGGAGTGATACTACTTCCCTTTGGGTTATCGAATGGGGGCCGATGAAAGTCCACATGATTTATCCTAAGGGTTCCAAGGCCGGTTTACAGACCGAAGATATGGGGAAGCAACTGGTAACTAATGACAGCGGTTCCACGTATTTCTGGGCATGGTTTACGAAGTTCGTCGCCTGGTATGGTATTTATGTTCATGACGATAGATGCGTCCAGAGGATTGCGAACATTGAAACGTCTGGAACTGAAAACAAACTGGATGATGATGACATCATCGAGGCGTTGAATCTTCTGCCGCAGGCCGGTGGCGGTGGTTCGACTGCCATCTATGTCAACAGGACGTTGAAAACTCAACTTGAGATTCTTGCCAAGGACAAATCAAACGTCAACTATACAAGCGACAATGCTTTCGGCGTTCCGCTTACAAGATTCCGTGGCATTCCGGTAAGACTTTGCGAGAGTATCGTTAACACCGAAACGGCCATTACTTAATGAAAGGGGGTTAATATTATGGGTTTCTATGATGCAAAACATCTTTTCACCGCCGATGGGGGGGATGCGATTACAGTTGATGCGTATTCTGCCAACGAGATAAATTTCGGCGAGACATACCCCGATATGGGCGAAGGTGAAATGCTCGTTGTCAGGTTTATTGTCGAGACGGCGTTTACATCCGCTGCCGATACGTTGACCATTTCAATTGTTCATGGGGCGTCCACCGCTCCGGAAACCGTTCTTGTCAGCACTTACGCGATTGCGGCTTCGGCTTTGACAAAGGGTGCCTACATTCCGGAGTTAAAACTCCCGGATCAGCACCTTCAGTATGTCCGGCTTAAGTTCGATGTTTCGGCAACGCTGGCAGTTGGAAAAATTACGGCATTTCTGGACATCGCGAAGGGGATGCGACACAGATAAAAAGGAGGTGAATTATGTACCGTTGTATCAGGAAGTGCTATCACAGAAAGATTCTGTATCATCCGGGGCAGACATATACCCCGACTGCCGATGAATTGAAAGACAAAACAGTTCCGAGGCACTTTGTTCTGAACGATCAATATTCCGTTGACGCCGTTATTCAGGCGGAGAGGGAAGAAAAGCTCAAGAGGATCAGGGTTAAAGCACAGAAATCCGACGAGAAAGGTGATAGCAAGAGTTTTTAATTAACAAGCGGGTGGGGTCGATTACCGATCTCACCCGCATATCCAGAGGATAAAATTATGGCGCTTGACTGGATAAAGGTCTGCAACATGGGGTTGCGCCGGATAGGGACAAAAGACGTTATTTCATCCCTTTCCGGTACGGATAAGGCGAGCATTGCATGCAATGATGCTTACGAGGCCGTCAGGGATGCGGTTCTGGAAGATTTTGATTGGAAATGCGCATCTTATCGCGAGGCATTATCCAAGGACACAGAGGCCCCGGCATTTGGGTGGGATTACAAATACAATCTTCCATCAAGTCCATATTGCCTTGTCGTCAGGGGAATATATCCTGAAAGTGTCGATTACGAGATAGAAGGAAGAACCCTTCTGACTGATTACGATAATTCCGGCGGCGAAGACCTGTATATCCGTTACACAAAGCGATTATCGAATCCCGCAGAATTATCAACATTATGCGCCAAGGCAATAGCTTGGAGATTGGCGGCTGAAATCTGTTATCATTTTGTTCAGTCATCGGCGTTACAACAGACAATTCTGCAAGAATATCAAGCCATTCTTAACGAAGCGAAAATGTCGAATCAGCAATATGACAAGAACCACGACGAAGATGCTCCATCAATCGGAGAATGGATAAGGGCTGGTAGGTAAAAATGCAGAAAGCAACACCGATTCTCACAAATTTCACTGCCGGAGAAATAGACCCTCGGTTTCATGGCCGGGTTGATCTTTCACAATATTTTAATGCCTGCCGGACACTGGAAAATGCGATTGTTTTAACTTTAGGTGGAGCAGAGAAGCGGCCGGGAACATACTTTATTGCAGAGGCAAAAGATAGCACGAAAAATGCAAGATTGGTTCCATTCAAGTTTTCTACAACACAGGAATACATCCTTGAGTTCGGGCACGATTATATCCGGTTTTATAAAGACCGCGGGCAAATTGTCGTTGCTTATGCGGCATGGGTTACATCGCATTCCTATTTGATCGGAGAACTTGTTACAAATGAGACCAATTATTACAGGTGTCTTGTCAGCCATTCATCCGGAACATTTGCAACCGATCTTGCGGCTGGAAAATGGGAAGAGACGGCAGGCGCGACCGATCTTGCCTACGAGATACCGACGACCTACACCGAAGCGGAGCTTTTTGATCTAAAATTTGCTCAATCTGCTGATACGCTTTACATAGCTCATCCCGCTCATGCTCCTGCCA